ATGCCATTGTCACAGTGTAAGACAACGCCGTGCAGGAAGTGCGATTGTGTACAAACCAAGTCCAACGGGGGGCATCATGACGACGCAGAAGACATTGGGTGCTAACTGTGCCCACTGTGGAACACCGTTGCGCCCAGTGTATCCCATAGACTATTGGGACGAAATGGGACAACGGTGGGTGCTGTTGAACAACTTGTGCAAAGAGTGCGATAAAAAAGAACACTCGTTCATGCGAGAAGAATAATGGCGATTGTCCGATACACTAACGCTGGCCTAGGCGGGGCCAATATTGGATACGCTAGCGCCGGAGCAGCGGGGGCCGATGTGCAGTCGGCCCATCCGCATCCTATTGTCATTAGACCGGGGGAACGTGTCTTAGTACCTACTGGGCTGCGTTTGGAAATACCGGAAGGCTACGAAGCACAAGTACGGCCTAGGTCTGGGCTGGCGTTCAAACATGGCCTAACGGTGCTGAATAGCCCCGGCACGATAGACAGCGACTATCGTGGCGAGGTAAAAGTGTTGCTGGTGAACCTAGGTAACGTAGACGTTACTATTAACTACGGGACGCGCATCGCTCAATTAGTCTTTGCGAAAGTAGAGCGGGTGCAATTGGACTATACATACAGCGGTGTGCAAGCCATTAATCCTTTGTCTGAAACGCAACGGGGCGATGGAGGGTTTGGCTCGACCGGCACGGCTCCCGCTGCCGCCTCCGCTGCCGCTCCCGCTGCGGGGGAAGACACAACCACCACTGAGCCTTCTACGCTCAGACACTGTTGCTAAAATACAACACTTGTACCCTATTGCATCCTACCCCAGAACTGTGCTACCCTAACAATATTGTTACATAGATGGTACTCAATTGTACCTCTATTGTATACATACAGTAGAGGGTATTACATACTGGTACAATAATTGTACCCAATTGAGTCCCAATTGAGACCGCTCAAAAAGGAGTAAAACAGGATATGACTTACGTTGAACCTTGGGGCTGGCACGCTATGTTTGACTGTGCTGGCTGCGACATTCTATCCATCACGGATAAGAAGAAAATCCAGAACTTCGCCACCGATCTTGTGCGAGCCATCGACATGGTGGCTTTCGATAAGCCTTACGTTGTCCGCTTTGGGCATGGGAACAAGGCGGGCTTCACGCTGGTACAGCTAATCGAGACCAGCACCATCACAGGCCACTTCTGTGAGTCCACTGGGGATGCGTTCATCGACGTTTTCTCCTGCAAGCCGTTCGACGCCGCAACGGCGGCTGACGTTGTGAACCGATATTTCCTCCCCTCGCATATTAACCAGTCGTTCCTTTACCGGATCGCGTCTGCCAAGTAGAAGATCGTTGCTAAAATGGTAAGCATTGCAGAAATGGTAAGCAAGTGTGAATTACTAGAAGAGGTCGATGCCCCTCAGTACAAGCTAGTGCTGGTCAAATGGTACGATGCTTGCGGAGGCGGTAACGACGGCTGGTCTGATCTAGGCGTGTTGCAGGACACAAAACCCGTCCCTTGCTACACGGTTGGTTTTCTTTTGCTCGACGATACCCTGACAGGCTCCGACGGTTATTCTGTAGACTACATCGTGGTCTGCCCCCACTTGCTTGCGGAGCGCGATGGCGAGAACGATGACCGCTTGGTCTATAACCAAGGCGACGGGGAGATTGCTATACCTAAGTCTTGGGTCGTAGAGCTAACGTATCTTTAGAAGATGCGTTGTATTATCTGTGACTCAATGTTGCCAAAAAAGTATTATAAAGATGCTTGTCTAAAATGTATTGGGGCTATTACCTACGACCTTAATACACATAAAGCATCTAATAAAATTATTAATGACACTATTAATAATCCTGTATCTATAAACGAACTAGACGATAAAAAAGATATCCACGATCTTCTAGAATATATCAGAAAGGTAAAGGAGGAATAATATGGCTATTGTTGCGGTGCTTGCTTTTATTGGCCTAATCTGGGCTTCTATTTATTTTCGAATCGGTTAATAGAAGGATTTATAAAATGGACCGCACCAACTGCTTGGACACTGCAAAGAACCTGATCAACGGCGAACGCGCTCGCCAATACGGCGGAGCCTATCAGATGCACCAGCGTGTGGCTGATCTGTGGAATAGCTATCTTCAAACGTCTGAATATAAGATTACCGTCAAGGACGTTGCTATTATGATGATCTTGCTTAAGACCGCTCGCTTGCGGAACGTCGTGATTGACGATAAGAACGGCGTGGACGGTCACGATAGCTTCGTTGACATTTGCGGCTACGCTGCCCTTGGCTGTGAAATGACAGCCTCTTCGTCTACCGGAGACTAACCCTGGAGTTATCCTGCCATGTACGAGGGTGCTAAACGTGCCCTACAGACGCACCAGCCGTGCGAAGCATGCGGCTCTAGCGATGCGCTATCTGTCTACGACGACCATACCTATTGTTTTTCGTGCCAAGATTTAATTTGGAAGGACGGTAAACAACCAATGACCCCGCCAGCGGTTATTAGCTTCGAAAAGAAGAATACCAACGCGCCTGGAACAATTGAACCGTCAGACTACTGGCAGTCTCGAAAGATTGCTAAGGCTGTATCTGATTTTTACTTTGTAAAAGTTCTAAACGCCGGTACTCGTGCAGAGTTTCCGTACTATGCCAACGGCGAGCCTGTGGCTAAAAAGGTCCGCGATCCCGGCAAGGATTTCTTTACCGAGGGCGACTTTGCATCCTGCGATATGTTTGGCGCTCATGTGCTGAACAAGGCTAAGCACAATACGATCATTGTTACCGAGGGCGAAGCGGATGCTCTGGCAGCGTTCCAGATCGCCAATCGCATATCGCCAGAAGCCGCCACTATCACGAACCCCGCTGGATCACTTGTACCAGTGCTGAGCATCAAAAGTGGTGCCAGCGGTGCTGATAGAGACTTCAAGAATAGTCTTGAACTCTTGGAGAAGTTTGACCGTGTATTTATTTGCTTCGATTCGGACGATCCCGGCAAAGCTGCTGCTGATCGTGTGGCTAAGCTACTCTCGCCAGGAAAAGCCTATCTGGTCTCCTTGGACCTCAAGGACGCTTGCGAATACACCAAGTCAGGTCTCTCGACCGAGTTTCTCGCGCATCTGAAAAGCGCGAGGCTCTATACACCGTCTGGCATCTGCAACGGTTCAGACAATTTTGACCGACTGTGGAACGAGACTAACATAACCAGTATCCCGTTCCCCTTCGAAGTGTTGCAGGAAAAGACCCTTGGCATCCGCGCCCGTGAGATTGTTACTTGGGCAGCGGGTACGGGTGTCGGTAAGTCTTCGCTCATGCGCGAGCTACAGCACTACTACATCAAGCAGTGCCCTGATATTAAGATCGGCATTATTGCTCTTGAAGAGAACGTAGATAGAACACGGCGCGGCATCTTGGCAGTAGAGGCCAACGACAAGCTGCATATTAACGAAGTATTTTTGAAGTACTCCAAAGAGCAGATCAAGAAGTACTTTGACGCTACTCTTGGATCAGGACGAGTTTATCTTTACGATCACTTTGGCTCTATGGACGTAGAAGACCTTTTGGCGCGGGTGCGCTATATGGTCGTCGGCCTGGAGTGCAAGGTAATCTTTATCGACCACCTGAGCATCCTTGTATCAGGCTTGGACATTGTGGACGAGCGTAAGGCGATTGACCGCACCATGACGCTGCTCCGCAAGCTGACCGAAGAAACTGGCTGCACTATCCACTTGGTCACGCATCTTCGCCGTCTTTCTGGCGACCGCTCGCACGAACAAGGCGAGGAGATCGGTCTGAGCCACTTGCGCGGCTCTCACGGCACAGCGCAGATCAGCGATACTGTAATCGCGCTGGAACGAGACACGCAGAACGAAGACCCCATTGTCTCCAACACAACGGTTATGCGTGTTCTCAAGTGCCGCTATACTGGCGACGTTGGTCGCGCTGGCGCTTTGCTCTACGACCGCAATACGGGTCGCATGGGCGAGATAGAGGATGCCCCTCCTGCTCAGAACAACGCAGGGAGTAACCATAATTTCTAAGATGATCAAAGAAGTTTCTAAGAAGGAAATTAAGGTAAATCTTATCGACCACATGGGCGGAGACAGTTCTATTGTGCGCTCCGCCCGTGTTTCGTTTGCGAACGATAAGAGTACCAGTAACTTTCCTATCAACGAGAAAGACGAGCGTCTGATCAAATTCTTGGCACGCCACGGGCACTGGACCCCCTTTGCCCATACCTGTCTCACGTTCTATGTCCAAGCTCCTATCTTTGTTGCTAGGCAGCTTGGGAAGCATCAGGTGGGGCTTGTGTGGAACGAAGTTAGCCGTCGCTATATCGACCATGAGCCGGATACTTATTATTTTTCTGAGTGGCGCGAGCGCGCTTTAGACAAGAAGCAAGGCTCAAAGGAAACGCCTATCGAAAATCAGAAAGCGTCTGAGGCTTCTGCCATCTTTGAGTTTATTGACAGGTTGTCTACAGACGCTTATAACAGGCTCTTGTCCATAGACGTATGCCCTGAGCAAGCACGCTCTGTCTTGCCTATGGCTACAATGACCCGGTGGTATTGGACCGGATCACTCTATGCGTTCAGCCGAGTGTGTAATTTGAGACTGCACGGCACCTCTCAGAAAGAGACAGCCGAAGTAGCTAAGCAGATTTCAGATATTTGTAGTGATCTATTCCCGGTATCTTGGAAGGCACTATCAGAACAATGGCTGACACCGCCCCCTCCACTTGCAGCGTAGATATTGAGACCGATTCTCTTGATCCTACGAAGATTCACTGTGCTGTTGTTGTAGATTTACAGACCGGAAAGCATCGTCATTTTGAATCTGGAGCAGGTAAATATGCCGAACAGCATATCCTTTCTTATAGCAGAGTGGTTGCACACAACGGTTGCTCGTTTGATTTCCCGGCTCTCAAGAATCTATGGAACATTGAAGTCCCGTTTGAAAGACAATGGGACACGCTGATCCTGTCCAGACTGTCGGTCCCTGATCGCGAAGGGGGCCACAGTCTGGAGTCTTGGGGCAACCGCCTTAAGTTTCCTAAAATGGAATACACCGGCTCTTGGGACAGTTATTCCCCGGAGATGCTGGAGTATTGCGTAAACGACGCTGTCTTGTGCGGAAAAGTATTTCAGTATCTACGCAACGAGATGAGCCACTTTGACGTAGCTTCTGTGCGCGACGAGCATCGTATGCAAATGCTCGCTAACAAAGTACAGCAGCGCGGCTTTGCGTTCGACGCTGCTAATGCCATAACGCTTTACACAAATCTTAAGCAGGAAGAAACCAAGATCGTTGAGGAAATGCAGAGCATTTTCCCCCCGACCGAGGTTAAGCTAAAGACCAAGACTAAGTACATTCCGTTTAATCCTGCGAGCAGACAGCAGATTGCTAACCGTCTGATCGAACTAGGCTGGACTCCTTCGGTATTCACTGAGACCGGCTTGCCAAAGGTAGACGAGAATACGCTGGAAAACGCCGGAGACATTAAAGAGGCAAAGGTACTGGCGCGTTACTTCATGCTCTTGAAGCGCACTGGTATGCTGAACTCGTGGATCAAGGCGTGCCGCTACGACAATAGAGTACGCGCTACATATCATACACTTGGTGCTGTTACGAACCGTATGTCTTGCTCAGACCCTAACCTTCAGCAAATCCCGTCCGTGCGAAAGCCGTATGGGAAAGAGTGTAGGTCACTGTGGAAGAGCAAGAATACTTATAAGCTGATCGACACCGATGCTAAGGGTCTAGAGCTTCGTGTACTCGCTAATTACATGGGCGATGAACAGTTCACCAAAGAGCTTCTAGAAGGTGATGTTCATACCGCTAACCAGCGCATGGCTGGCCTGGAGACCAGAGACCAAGCTAAGACGTTTATCTACGCGCTGCTATACGGTGCCGGAGACGCGAAGATCGGCAAGATTGTAGGCGGTAGTGAAGTAGACGGTGCTAGATTGCGCGATAGGTTCCTGTCTAATCTTCCTGCTTACGATAAGTTTCAAACGTCGGTTGTAAGCAAAGCTCGAAAGACCGGAGTGCTAAAAGCTATCGACGGTAGAGTTCTTAGAGTAAGAAGTCCTCACGCCGCTGTGAACACTTTGATCCAAGGGTCTTCAGCGGTGCTTATGAAGAAGTGGTTTTTGTACGTTGATTACTTGTTAGAACAACATGGAGTAGACGCTGGCATAGTAGCTATGGTACATGATGAGCTAGTTCTAGAGTCTCACCAAGACGCAGTTGATACGACTACCGCTTGCGTGAAGCTGGCACTAGAGAATGTGGTAAGCAAGTTTGACCTAACCTGTCCGCTTGATTGTGATATCAAGGTCGGCAATAACTGGAGCGAGATACACTAATGGCTAACAATATCGGCTATCTGTCTGGCGCAATGCACTATGCGTTTATCTTTGAGAACACCAAGGATAAGTTTGACCGCTATTCGATGGTTATGACTCTTGAAGGCGATCAGGTCGGTGCTGCCCGTAACATGGGTCTGAAGATCAACCAGAACCCTGAGAAGTTTAACGGTCTCCCCTATGTCAGCCTGAAGTCCAGCTTCCCGCCGAAGTTGCTCAACGCTGACAAGACCGACTATAGCGGCCCGACGCGCCTTGCGTTTGGCAGCAAGTGCGTTGCCAAGATTTCCCAGCGCCCCTACGATAATAAGTTTGGTAAGGGCATCACTACTTTCCTTAGCGCGGTAATGATTACCGACCCGGTCGAGTATGTGCCGGAGGGTCAGAAGGACAATAATGACTTTGCCGACGCTCCTTCCAGCAAGCCCTCCTCTTCTGCTGCTGCTCCTACCTCTTCTGCCTCT